CGGGTATCTCAGACAGCGGCAAGGTTTTAACCTTGATCTGAGACAAAACTCGAGCTAAGACATCCCAAGTCCTAACCTGCCTGTGGTTATCGAGCCACCCTCGGGACTACATTGGCTTAAACAACTGATCCGACAGTTGACTGCACACATGTATCATACTCCCAGGTTGTGATCCTTCGGAGAAGCAACTATCGGTCTACGCCCAACACTCTTTATAAAGGAAAAAGAAACAACCTGGTCGGTGAGGTAACCAGATTGTAAAACCAAGATTATAACTTGGAAGGCAACTTATTAGCATTCTTACGTGCTATAAGTTCACCTATCAAATCAACTGTGGAATTAGACAAACCACTAGCTGAAGTTACTGAAGCTTCACCCAGCTCCTTCACTGGGGAATTACTTCGCTGAAGAGGAGATTCCAACCCAATTCTACATGCTATGCAAGGATAAAACTTGCCATGCTTGCAGATGCGCGGAGTCTCTATTTGTTTAAACTCTTCGTCCTCGAACTCACTATCTTTCTCCAAAATTTGCTCAAGACGTGCAATACGACTTAGCAGCTTATGATTATAAACAAGCTGCTCAGTCTGAGAAAGAGGCAAACTACTAGTTAAAACAGTCGAAGGTAACGAGACAATGAACAAATCCATCGTCCCAGTTCCGACAATAGTGCTTGCTGTAAGAGTAACAGTAGCACCAGCAGACGGTATGGTACAAGTTATCAATTGCATAGCGGGACTAGTAGTTGTTCCCGCCAAAGATTGCACATTGCTTGTAGCATCACGAACTGCTGACTGCGCCAAAATATTTAGCGGAGTATCAACAACAGAACCTAAAGCGCTAGCGCTAGTGGCACCAGCCACAGCCAAAGCGATCAAATAGTTACCTGGTATACCTGACGGAAAAATAATAGTATTTGTTCCGAGTGTAATACCTGTAAGAGTAGGTGTACCTCCACTTTGCAAAGCATTCGCTGCGAAATTATTCGCAGTCGTAGCAGCTATTGAACTAAAGTGGACAGCCCCTCCTACTGTCGACGCCGGCTCTAATATGGGCTCACGAAACCTACAACGATAACGAACGTGAAGCTCACCAATATTAGTAGTACCGGCCTGACCTTGTGTAGTCACGTACAAATTACCAATATCATAAGTTTTAATATCGGTATTTGCCGGAGCAGCGCCGGGGCGAACATATTTCGCCACACATTTGCGCGCATTAGAACAATCTACAACAAGTCTGACTACAGGTGTACTGGGTAAACATGGAATGGTGTGAGGTTTAGTATTCTCCACTTGCTGCTTAGTGGTCGGAGCACTATCTGCAGCATCGTAATCAAAAGACAAAATTACGACCCCTGTTTGACCTTGTGAAGCGTAGCCTGACACTTCAGCAGTATAGTAAAATTCCAAATAATCAAAATCGTACTCCTCATAGAGTTGTGCGATTTTGCTACCCCATGGGAAAGTGGTAGCTTGACCAGGATTACAGGAATACGACGTCGTGGCAAAATTAACCGACCCATTGACATCGCCAATATACTCGTCCTCTTCTATCACTTGCAAATCACGAGTATTTGGACTTGCATTTGTAACCGTGCCCCATGAACCTGGTATGGAGCCGGAACCCCTAATTCCAGCTATACGCATGGAATTGGGACCAAGAGGATTACCAATCCCTCGCCGTTGTCGATTGCCACGATTACGACGGGGACGACCACCTTTCAGAATAGTAGAGAGAGAAAGCTTGGTCTTATTTTTATTTTGTTTTGTTTTATTTTTATTTTGTTTTACAGAAGACATGTTGGGCAAAAACATCCTTACTTAGCGGTGTTTCATCAGCAGACATTAACTAACATTCTTGCTTTTACTACCAGACATTTCGAGAAGGGCGCTACGAACCTACATCCGGTGGTGTTCCAGATTTCAGTTTCCCTAAGGATCTACTTTGAACATAGGCATTGAATTGCAGAGGAATAAGTGGCCTGTACTACTTTACTCACTGTTCACGGACTCTCCATTAAGGAGCATGCTTGTCACATTTTATAATACTAATAACGAAGTTAATGTGATACTCCGGTCGTAATAACTTAGTCTACGACATGACCTCCCATGCTGGCAACCGAGGAAGAACCCAGGGCACCATACTTGCTTTCTGAAGGCAGTTGTGGATCTAGGATATTCTATTCTCTAGTCAGAATGGGGCCTGTGTGCACTCTGCGTCTACAGGCTTGTGACTGTCAGTCTCATGGAATTTACTTTTCCTTACGAGAGAGCGGCCGCATTACACAAATATGATGGCTAGACATACCTGTGAGTGCACACACTTGCGAACTTCCTTTAAAAAGACGCTAGTAAACCACCGGCACTGCAGTTACACTGCGGCTTGGGTAAAAGCGATTCTTATTGTAACGTGGTAAGAATCGCTAATCAACACACGGTTGGATACAATTGGGCAGACCAACCGCCAAAGATAGATTGAGGACCTCCAGTATCACGGTCAAATAACAAATCCGTGATTAGGGGCAACTCATCGCCAAATTTCAAGTGGGCCAATTTCTCCTTAAAAGAAGATTGTTTCCCATAATCCCAATCATAATTGACATTCAAATTCAACATACAATCAACAGATTCCTCATGAAATTTTTTAACTTTGAGCTGAGACTCATCAAAAGCTGTAAATTGCTTTGGTTTATACCAAGCTTGATAGCCTTCAGTCAAAGTGACGATCTTTTCAATAGTAGCAGACAAGGGCGCGATAAAATTACAACTCCTACGTAACCCCAACGCGACGCCACGCATTAGAGATTGTGGTGAAACACCAACAGGAGGATTTATCGTATAACCTAATTTGGCCAAAACTCTACCAGGTTTCGGCCCAAAACAATACCCTTGTTTAGTGAGGTACAACCGGTTGGAGCAAAATTCGACCTGAAAATAATGGCGCCGATAAATTGCTTCACTGTCAAAACCAAGAGAAGCCATTCCACACTGCCATGGGAAATGGCGCTTCTCCAAATGGCGACAACAATTGTCGTCACCCTGTAACAGCATACGTATAGTATTCCTAGCTGACTCAACAGAGCGACCTGTCCACTTGCAGTACAAATACAAATGAGACAAACCATTTATGATGGAATTGAACACTGACGTATAAGGATCGCCACTCTTACGAGTTCCTTCACACTTATAACGCCAACCATGATGCGTGGTTCCATGAGTCTTAATATTGGCTGTCATTAGATCTAAAACAGCCCGGGGCGCGCCAAATTTCTTGCACAACCACACTTCGAACTCACACCACGGGGTCCTTATAGAGGAATCGAATTTTCCTAAATCGTCCTCCAACCAAGGGCCACTCCCTCCTGTGATGAATTCAGCAGCTTCCTCCGCCGAAACGCCACTGGTGAAACACAAAAAATTATTCTTGCCCCACTCCCGCTTAACTGCGTCCTGCAACGCCATGATCCACGGGCCAACCAAGCAAATAAATTCGGGTTGGCCTCCTTGAATCAATCGGGGGGCTTTGTGTTTCCTACCAAGTGGCGAATCATAAAGATCATTCTCGACCTTAACGAAAGACGAACGTTTTGTAAAACGGTACAGCTCCTCAGCAGACAGAATTGAATCCTCCGTCTTGCCTTCAGCCACCAAACGCTCATGTGTCTTCTGCAGAATTCGCTTCACACTGGGCGAGGAATTACTGCGTCGCAGATATTCCTCCCAAGAGACACTTTTAACCTTATGGATGTGTGGGAACAATTTATGGTAATTACGCTTACACCAGTTTAAACAACGTAAAAGTTCCTCAGCATCAGGCTCTGGAGTATCACACAAGATACGAGCCACAAGAGCTTGCTTCTCATTATGTTGATTAGAAGCAAAAGCCGATGGTTTGTAACCACGACTGTCAAAACCATACTGACAGTGTTTTCCTCGGCACTCTGTTGGTGATTTAAGGTTTAATGGGTATCTCAAATTCCCATCACGCAAACTAAGCCTTCC